AGGTTTGCTTTCGAAGGCGATGACACAGCTGGGAGGATTTCTGAGTTTGCCCAGAACCCAGATGAGTTCTCACGGTTGGCCAACGAGTTTTTCATGACATGGGGATGGGCCCCAAAACTGAAAGCATTTACCGGCACGGGTGCCTTAACTTTCGTGGGTAGGCAAGTTTTCATCAAGAACGGGAAAGCCTGTTACGAAGGTGATCGCTTGGTGACCACCCCTGAAATATCGAGATTTTGCAAGTCAAAATCTTGGTCCTCGAGCGTTTTCGGCAGTACGGATGAAGAAAAGTTGTGCTTCAGGTTGTATGCGGCGAGCATGGCTAAGGATTTCGCACACCATGAACCCATGTATCGCTTGTGTGCTGCAATCTATGAAGCGAATGAAGGCGGCAGTGCAAATTTGCAAAACCTGTCACTTCAGGCGACTGACAATTTGAGGGACGTTACGTTTCGAAATTTTGGGCATTTCGACACATCCGAGGCGATCCTAAGCGGCGACGTGGCAGATGTGCTGCCACCTTTCGTCGGCGGAGGAGAGGTATGGAAGGAATACTCGGAACACGCGGCAGGTAAGTTCACCAACCTTGAGTGGGCTACCATGTGTGGCTTGAGATCTGCCGCGATGCACGGCAAGGACCTCGCCACGTTTGTGCCAGCGTCTTGGGTCCAGTGATGGACCATGCACTGCACGTGCCCATCCCTTTTGGGCCGGCCAAAGCCGTTGATTCAGTCCAGGTATTGTTGACTGGATCGTAATTAAGAATTTACTTCGTGGAGTGCTGCAACAAACACACAATCCTGTCATAAACGTTGGGAAGCGGACAGGCACCATGGACTGTAAACGGGATAAGCCTAGTTGCGAGGCCCCCGGGACACAAGGCCAGTCATGGTGGATTCACTAAGTCCATACAGAGCCATTTTGGCCCATGGATTATCGCACGGGTTTCGTCTGTACTGTGCGATGGGGCGTAATAGAGCTAACCCACCGCCCTGGTGACCCTTATGCCTCAGTAGCCAATCCGACACATTGGTGAAGAGCCTGGGATTCGTTGACGAGAATACGGTGAGGGCACTGCGGGGAGAGTCGTTCACTCCTCGTAGGACTGTGAGTTGGTAGTGGGTTGAAGGGGACTTTCATAGCGATTGTCTCTGGATGTATCGTTTGGAGTATGCGGCTCCAGGTGATTAAGCAAAACAGGGATGCGTTTGGTGTTGCTGGCATTACCTGTGCGGGACTCACAGACATTATGGCAGCCCGAGCTGTTCTCGGAATATCTTCTATGTAAGGCGCACTTGTTGCTTGAGGGTGTGATTTAGAAGACCCGAGAATTATTGAGAAGAACATGGAGTAGGGTGAACTTGGTTTTGACGTGGTCGGACGTGCACTTCACTGCACAGGAATTTGAAACCTTGCGTCATCAGTTGTCGCAAGAACCGTAAAGGTGTTTCCCAAATTCAAATTACTGTGAATTCATTTTAGTCGCGATGACTCGCAATGTTGCTCCGAAGTCTCAGCCTCGCAAACAACAGCCTGGACCTGCTCCTAAGAAGCGAGCGCAGGCTCCAAAGCCACGCAAACAACGTAGAGGATCGGGCGCTGCATCAGCTGGCGTGGCTTTGCCTTATCATTCAGTGTTTAATAACAGCGTTGTACCTGCTACGTCTTTTCAGGGAGACGCTTTCCCCTTACGAGGCTTGGCGCGTCGCGAGGTGGTCGCCGGAACTACAACAAGGACCCTCGTCTTTTGCACAAATGTAGGGTCAAGTGGCACCTGCATATTTTCGGTTCAGTTTACCGCCGCTGGAGGGGCAGGTGGTGGCGTTTTCAATATTGCCGGCGCTCCTCTCCTGAATGCCAGCGACGTTGCTGGTGGCCCAAC